TAGTTAAATAAGGGGATATCGTAAAAATTTTTTTCTTTAGCAATATTATAACACTATGGGAGGAGGATTGATGCAACTTGTCGCTTACGGAGCCCAGGACGTTTACCTGACTGGGAACCCGCAGATCACATTCTGGAAAGTTACCTACCGCAGACACACTAATTTCGCTATGGAATCTATTGAACAGACTTTCAATGGACAGGCTGACTTCGGCCGGCGTGTGCAGTGCACCATCTCGCGCAATGGCGATCTTGCCTACCGCACCTACCTTCAGGTGGTGCTCCCGCAGATCAATGCTTGCCAACCACCGGAGGCGCAGGGTTCGGCTCGCGACGCCGTCTTTGCCCGCTGGATCGATAACCCGGGTCTTAACATGATCGATTACGTGGAGGTTGAGATCGGCGGACAGCGCATTGACCGTCAATACGGTCAGTTCATGCACTTGTGGAACCAGCTCACGATGACCGCCGAACAGGAACGTGGCTACAACAAGATGGTTGGGCAGACCACGCAGCTCACCTACTTGACCGACCCGTCGTTCTCGACGGTGAACATCCCGTGCAACACGGGCGCCCCGTGCAACACGTGCGTGCCGCGCTGCTCGCTTCCGGAGACCACGCTTTACGTGCCGCTCCAGTTCTGGTTCTGCCGCAACCCGGGTCTCGCGCTTCCGCTTATCGCCCTCCAGTACCACGAGGTGAAGATTAACATTGAGTTGAACGGACTTGACTGCCTCTTGTGGGCTGTCGACGCGCTCCACGGACAGGGGGGCAACGGCACGAGCAACAAGACCACGTTGGGTGCCTACACCAAGTCGCTTGTCGCTGCCTCGCTCTACGTCGACTACGTCTTCCTTGACACCGACGAGCGCCGCCGCATGGCGCAGAACCCGCACGAGTACCTCATTGAGCAGCTCCAGTTCACTGGCTACGAGTCTGTCGGTTCCTCGAGCAACAAGATCAAGCTCAACTTCAACCACCCGTGCAAGGAGCTTATTTTCACCGTCCAGAAGGATTACTTCGTCGACTGCTGCAAGCAGTTCGAGACGGGTGAGCAGCTCTACAAGGCGCTCGGCGTGCAGCCGTGGAACTACACGGACTGCATTGACGCGCTCCCGAATGCCTACCACGCCTTCGCCGGTCCGATGACCGCGGGCTCGGGAGAATTCGTGGTGAGCGGGCTCTTCGTGGACCCTGGTGCGATGACGGTGAGTACGGAAACCGGCCAACTGTTCGAAGGCGTGCCCGGGGCGCTCCAGATTCAGGCCAGCGACGCGCTTGCATGGGGCCCGACCTACTACGACGGCTGGTACCCGACTTCGGGTGCGCCACTCGGCTCGGGGTCGGGCGAAGAGAGTCTTGTGTCGGACGCGGGTGCCTTCGTGCTCGCGGAGACCGCCCTTGACATGCACTGCTGGGGAGAGAACCCGGTTGTGACTGCCAAGCTCCAGCTTAACGGACAGGACCGTTTCAGTGAGCGTGAAGGAACGTACTTCGATACCGTGCAACCTTACCAACACCACACGCGCTCGCCGGACACGGGTATCAACGTTTACTCGTTCGCCCTGCGCCCGGAGGAGCACCAGCCAAGCGGCACGTGCAACATGTCGCGCATCGACAATGCCACGCTCCAGCTTGTGCTCAGCAACGACACCATCGGGGGAGAGGACACTGCCCGCGTTGCCGTCTACGCTACCAACTACAACGTTCTCCGCGTCATGAGCGGAATGGGTGGGCTCGCCTACTCCAACTAAGCAATAAAGTATGAACAATTTTATATATCCATACTTTATATATGAAAAACGGGCAACTCCTTCTGGGCGTCGCGTTAATATTAGTTCTCTTTTATTTCATCTTACAAGAACAAAGATCCGTAAATCCACCTCCACAAGAAATTGTCGTTGTGCGGAGACCTGGTGGTGTGGGGGCACCCTTTGGTTATAGAGTCCCTCCTTTCCGCAGACGACGCTTCGGACCCCGAAGACGACGATGGATGTGGTAAATTTATTTCTAACCATCATATATATGTTCGAAATTTTCATCCTTTTTTTAGTAATATCCATATTGTCTTTTACATTGCTCCCCGCTGCTTGGGCCACTATTAAAAAATCATCCGCTTTCTTAAAAAATAATTTAATTACTTTAGCTATTCTGTTTACCTTCCTCACAATTGTCAGCGATGCTTATAATTGGGCTCTGGGTGTATATCATCGGCAAACGTATATGACCGCATACCAATGGGTGACTGGGGGGCAGTATAGTCCCATTGGACGCACAATCCAATATGCAGATGCAAACAAAGGTTGGGTTGTAGCAATGATGTTTGTCTTCGTTGGAATGGCGTGGCATTTTTTTGGGCGCCAAAGGAGTTAATAGTACAACAGGAACGAAGAATATCTCTATAATACATATATGATTCTACTTGTTACCCTTGTGGTTATTATCTTATTTATGATATTTACTCCACGTCAACAAAATTCTTTTCATTGCATTCCCAAAATCAACTTTCATCAAGCACACCGTGCACCAGTTTCCAAATAAAATAAATTCTCCAAAATATATAATGGGGCATTTATTTGCAGATCAATATAGTTTATTACATTTTGCATCCGGGGTTATTATGTATTTTTGGTATGTTCCCTTTGTTGTTGCACTTCTTGGTCATATATTTTTTGAATATGTAGAAAATACCAAAGCAGGAATGCGTTTTATTAATACTTATTTTCGGAAACAGTGGATTTTCCAATGGCCCGGCGGCAAAGAGAAAGCGGATACACCTATCAATTCATATCTGGGCGATAATTTTTTCTTTGCGTTAGGATGGTTAGCTAGTTCAGCTCTGGATAATATGGGACATAAATATAAATGGTATGCCAAACATAAATTATAAAATTGATTTAAAAATATTATATTTGTTACATACATAACCATGCAGATCTTCGTAAAAACACTCACAGGAAAGACCATTACGTTGGAGGTGGAGGCGAGCGACACCATCGAGAATGTCAAGACCAAGATTCAGGATAAGGAAGGAATTCCTCCTGACCAGCAGCGCCTGATCTTCGCCGGTAAACAGCTCGAAGATGGGCGTACGCTAAGCGACTATAATATTCAGAAGGAAAGCACTTTGCATCTTGTCTTGCGTTTGCGAGGTGGATGCTAAATAAATAATATTTTAGAATCTTTTATAAAATATTATTAACAACTTCGGCGGCGGCGACGCCGATGGGTCCTTTTTTTACGCGAGCGCCCGCGACTCTTTCTTTTTTTCCGAGCGCCTCCTTCTGGGACGGAGGTTGGAGCGGCACCTACGGCTCGGTCGACGACACGCATTATATCTTGATCTGGATGTGCTTCATACCAATAATGCATTGCCATCTCTGGATGCCAATGAGATAGACGCAATAATCTTCTTGCTGTCGCATTAGCATCAAAATCTTCTTCAGGTTCTTCCGCCCATAGTTGTGCAGCCACCTCTTTCACCATTCGTTCTCTCTTCCGATTCCGTCTCACTATCCTCCTTTTTCGTTGTCCTTCTTGGCGTCTGCGCCAAGTTTTATACCATTTTATTGGATTCCCCCCTCGCCTTTTGCTTTTTCTTAAAGTCCTACCAGTTCTATAAGATTGTTTAGTCGCCTTTTGACATATCCCTATTGCAGCCGATAATCCATGTTCTTTTTGCAATCTGTTTACACATCTATGTACACGTGTACCTGTAGGCATATACTATAATCTAATACTTTTTTTTTCTGCGTGTTTTGCGCCGACGGCGGCGCCTTTTTTTACGCGTGCGGCGCCTTGTGCACTTTGTGCGCTTTGTGCGTCTTTTGCGCCTCGTGCGCCTTTTTCTTCTCGAACCACCCCTCTTCTTGCGGCTACCACCGCCTTTGCCACCGCCTTTGCCACCGCCTTTGCCACCGCCTTTGCATATTCCTCCTGCACATCTTTCACCACTTAATTTTAGTGAAGTACCCATGTAACTTTCTTTCTTTACTCTAATTTGTATCAGCGGTATTTCTTCCTTTCCCAAGGTAATAATTAAGGAGAATGAGACCTTCGTATCTCCCCCCCCGGCGTCGTAAATACGAATTATTGAGCTCGGGTTTTTTAATAAAACCATCGCGGGGCTTTCATTTGGATCTATAAATTCAGCTTTATACCCTTCTTCTCGCTTATGTGGGTCGCTACGTGAACGCGCTCTAAGTATCGGTGTCGATCCCTGTCCAGTAACTTTAAACCAATAAATGGGACTTGCTATTTTTTTCCATACTTCTATAATATGCTCTTTCATTGCTTGCTGACCTTCCGGTGTATCTAAAATAGCTTGGAATATTTTTCGAAACTCGTCACGGACATTAATCAAATGACCTTTACAAAAACGTAGGCGATATTGGGCGGTTCGTCCCAGTCCTTTCGCCCCGACAACTTTTTTTTGTGCGAGTCGTGCAAGGAGTTTATCTTGATCTCCACCCTGTCCTAATTTCATTTCATCGCCCTTCTTGGCTGACTTAAATTTTTCTTTGAGAGCTGTGTTTGTTTTTACGCCGGCTGCTGCCTTTAAATGATCTACGCATTTTTTATAGGGTTCCCCTACAATGTCTTCAATCTTGTTGGGAACAAACTTGGTCCCTAATTTTTCCCGCAAATCGCCCAATACTGAGGGGAGTCCAGGATTTGCAAAGGGTGCCTGTCCATAATTTAGAACTGACTTCAAAGATAACCCTATAATTAAGGGGGAATTTTCCATAGACGCAGTATACCCTTTCATATCGGGAAAACAACTTGCGTCTATGGCGACCAAAATATCTGCAGGACTCCGTTTATGAAAATCTGTTATGCCACTAAGTGTAAAATGTTTTATTTCATATATTTTTTCTTCGGTAAGAGCAAAAGAACAGAAAGTGTCTGTTTGATACCGCTCGCAAAATAGTGTAACTGCTTCCCTATGTGATTGCTGTGCGGCGGACACATTTGTAGCTCCAACTACTTGTACCAA